GAGGTTTTACTGGCCTGGATGTTGTTACTGTAAAACCCATTTTTACCGGATTTAAGACCGCCGACGAGTTTGTAAACCATATTACAGGCAATCATTGCGGTTTCTTCCATATTATTAGAACGCATAACAGAGAAGCCTTTAAAATAATTAATGGAGAACATAGCAGAATAGAGGGTTTGTTTATCAATGCGTTCCTTAAATGCGTTAAATCGGTACATATCGCCTTCTACAAGATAAACGATGTTGTGATTGTGATGCTGTAGTCCATTTAAACGATAAGATTGTTCTTCATAACGACCATCCTTAATACTGGCGGCTAAATCAGATAAAGTTTTGCGTTCAATAATAACACAATCATTGGTTCCATCATTAATAATAATATCTCCTAAAGGAAGTGTTTCAGAAACGAGTTTAATGTCTGCGAATTTTGAAACGGCACTAATAGTAGATTCGCACTTTTTGAATAGTTCTTGCTCTCTTGTATCAATCTTGATTATCATTATAATAATTTAATAACTTTATCATTAAATTATTTTTCTTAAATATATATTATTATCAGAAAACTACGATTTCCCAAAAGGTTATATTTTGCTCTACTTTTCCTAAAAGTAGATTTTTAACCCATATTTCCACCGATAGTAGCACGGTATCCGTATGATTGAGTTTGGATAGTTCGGTTAGGAATGCATTTCAAGCCATATTGAGTATTTGTAGCACCGATTAAGTTAGGGTTCGAACTAATGAACATACCAACTGAAGGAGCAAGACCTCCTTTTTTGGCACCACCTCCACATGTATTTGTTCTGTTAACAATTGATGCTTGATTGCGAGCAGCACGTCCAGCAGACATAAGTACCATCTTTATAAACTAACAAAATATAAAAAAATTTTCTAAATTTGTTTAATCAGAATATTTCCAAATAAATCCAGCGGCAGTTTTTCTTAATACACCGGATATAGAGTTTTTACTAATATTGACTTCTTTTTACGCTAAAGTAATTGATTTATATTATATTGGTAAATGACTTAAAAACAAATCAGCTATATATAGTAAGATGACTGAAGTAGGTATAAGAGACGAGGACATAATTAAGACCGATGAGGGGTTAGTATTCAATCCGTATAATTCTCAAAATTCTGAGATTAGATTGAGCGACGTTCAATCTATTCTTACAAAATACGGTATACCTCCTAAGGTTTACAATATGGAACTATATAGGCGCGCATTTGTTCACCGTTCTTACACGAAACGTCCTGAATTCGAAAATATACAGCAAAACATAAAAATTGTGGAGAAACCACCCGATTGTTTGCCTCTAAGCACTAAATCAAACGAACGATTGGAGTTTTTGGGCGACGGTATTTTAGAATGTGTTACCAAATATTTGTTGTATAGACGTTTTCCTAAATGCAATGAAGGTTTTATGACAGAAAAAAAAATCGCAATTGTTAAAAATGAAGCCATTGGTAAAATAGCGTTAGAAATGGGATTACATAAATGGTTAATTTTATCGCGTAACGCAGAGGAAAAAAAGACCAGAACCAATTTGAAGAAACTGGGCTGTTTATTTGAATCGTTTATTGGAGCACTGTTTTTAGACTTTAATAAAATTGTGGTCAATGACGAAGAAGGTTGGTTTCAAGATATATTCATTACTGGTCCAGGGTTTCAAATGGCACAGAAATTTATTGAAACTGTCTTTGAAAAACACATTGATTGGATTGCCTTGATACAAAATGATGACAATTATAAAAATATTCTTCAAGTTAGAATACAGAAGGAATTTAAGGTTACCCCGCATTATTTACAAATATGTAATGACCAAGAAGAGGGTTATAAAATGGGTGTTTATTTGTGTCTGGGTCAGCCTATTCATAGCGTCAATATACATGATGCTATTCACATTAATACACTTAATAGTTTTAAAGCAGTGCAAGATTATGTTTTAGAACACGATGGCAAGATATTCCTGTTTTTAGGAGAAGGGCAACATAAAATTAAACGAAAGGCAGAACAAATAGCGTGTAATGAAGCTCTACAGTTTTTGAATTTGTCTCTAGAGTAGTTTTTATTTTTATCATTATCATTATATCTTTCTTTTTCTTTGCCTTTATCTACAAATTTACCATAAAATATGTATACTTAGATTATTCGGGCTATATTTATCATCTTTCCAATCACCTTTTATTTTTGTAGCCCTTTCTAAATATCTTTGCCTTCTATTATCGTCTTTGTGTTTTGTGTAATCTTCATAACCCATTGCTCCAAAATGAACCCATTTACCACTAGGATTTTGAACCATATATTTCTTATCTTTACGGGTTGATAAATATAGTTTCTTTCCAATATATTTTGTTGCTTTTTTTTGTGCTAATGATATATTGCTATATTTATATATATCTTTCATATAATTAAAACATATAATTAATTTTTCAGTGATTTGTAGCATAGGCACTAGGCACCTATATGACATATTCAACTGTTTCTGTATAACTTTCAAATATATGTAAAAATAAACATTTTCAATACATAAAATAATAAAAATTTATATATTGAAAATATATAAGTAATGAATCCTTTAGAGTCTCTAAAAGAAAGATTAAAACATAAACCAGAGGTTCAACCAAATCCAGGTGTAAAAGTCATCTTGGCACCTCAAATAGAGGAAAAAATAGTTATTGAAGAGAAAAATAAGCCATTAATTACTGCCGAAAAAGATGAGGGTAAAAGAGCTAAAGACATTTTAGAGAGGATTAGACAAAAAAAATTATCCGCTGTTATAAAAAAATTACCAGAAGAAATAAAAGAACCTATAATGTCTCAGGCTCCTCCAATTCAAGAAACCAAAAAGAAACAACCAAAGAAACTTTCAAGAGAATTAATTATATTGGAAGAAGAGAAAGAGAGACCACTTGAAGACCTTCCAGAAGGAGGACCCCGTCTCGAAGAAGAAGGAGTAGTAGAAGAACTTGTAATAGGAGAAGACGTTATTTTACCTACTAAACCCAGAAAACGCACTACTAAAAAGGTAACAAGAGGTATAATTCCTTTGGGAACAGAACTAATGATGCAAATAGGAGATACACCTTTAGCAAAACGTTTGCCTCCTCTTCAAGTGTTTGACATGAAAGTTTCGAGTTACTATATGAATAATCGAGAGATATTTGTTAACTTTATTAATGGGGTGTTCGAACCATATAAGGAGGATTTATTAGATGAAACAAAAGGTATTAGTTGTGAAGATATTGGTAAAGACAGTGGAACAGTTTCATTGTTAACACATCAAAAAATTGTAAGAGATTATATGAATTTGTACACGCCTTATAGAGGATTATTATTATTTCACGGTTTAGGGTCTGGAAAAACGTGCAGTTCTATTGCTATTGCTGAAGGTATGAAAAGTGCTAGAAAGGTATATATTATGACCCCAGCATCTTTAAGACGTAACTATATTGAAGAAATAAAGAAATGTGGCGACCTTATATACAGAAAAAATCAGTTCTGGGAATGGATATCTCTTGAAAGTAATCCGGAATTGCTTGACCCTTTAGCGGCATCATTAGGGTTGCCATTAGAATATGTAAGAAGACATCAAGGTGCTTGGTTGGTAAATATAACAAAACAAACAAATTACAATGATTTAACAACGTCCGACAAAAAGGTATTAAACGACCAACTAGACGAAATGATAAAAAATAAATATACATTTATAAATTATAACGGTTTAAGAAGAGATAAGTTCAAGTCTCTAACTAATAATTTTGAAAACAATATATTTGATAATTCTGTTGTTATTATTGATGAGGCCCATAATTTAATAAGTAGAATTGTAAATAAAATAAATAAAATTGCCAAATTTTCAGAGAAGAAACGAGGTCCAGGAGAGCTGTTGCCAGAATCATTATCTTTATTATTATACGAATTTCTTCTTAGAGCAGAGAATTGCAGAGTTGTGTTATTGACAGGAACACCAATAATAAATTATCCTAACGAAATTGGTATATTATTTAATATTTTAAGAGGTTATATCAAAACGTGGAACTTCACTTTGTCTACGGAAACTACTAAAAAATTATCAACTGAAACGCTTCAAGAGATTTTTTCGAAAGAAAAAGTATTAGATTATATTGATTTTATTCCAAGTTCAAAAACTTTAACTGTTACACGTAACCCATATGGTTTTGACAATAAAATAACGGCTTCATCTGGATATAAAGGCGTTAATAATGAAAAAAAGGAAAAACGTAATGAAAATGGAGAAATAGAAAGAGAACCTAATGGCACTATAATTTATGAGGAACGTGGTAATATATCGGATGCCGAGTTTATTAAAAGAATTGTTAAAATTTTAAAGAAAAATGATATAAACGCCGTAACAAATGGAACCACCTTTACAGTTAACACTGCTTTGCCAGATACATTGGATGAATTTATAAATACATTTATTGATAAGGATAGTGGGCGAATTACTAACATAGATAAATTCAAACGCAGAATAATTGGTTTAACGTCATATTTCCGTTCAGCACAAGAGGAATTGTTGCCTTCATACGATAAAAACTTCGATAGACACGAGGTTTACATACCTATGAGCGACTATCAATTCAAAATATATGAGGATTATCGTCAAAGCGAAAGAAAAAGTGAAAAACCTGGGAAAAAATCATCTGGAACTGTTGATAAAGATGGGATATTTAAAGAACCATCATCAACATATCGTATTTTTTCTCGTTTAGCGTGTAATTTTGTTATGCCAGAACCACCTGGACGTCCAAATCCAGATGATTATAGATATATAATGGAAACAAAGAAAGATGATAAGTTATTGGAATGGATGAAGGAAAAGTACTTTACTGGTAAACGCGAGTTTGATGCAGATATAGAACAAAAATATATTGCGTTTAAATCAAAAATACCAGAAGAAAATTTAACAAAGTATAATTCAGAACTACAGAATATAATTAGTTTATATTTGAAAGAATATTTTAAGAAAAATTATAGAGAACCGATTGAAGTTTTTGCAGAAAAAAATGGCGCTATCCTAGTTTTCGAAAAAGCTATTGAAAATGAAAGACTAAATGAACTAGCTGTTTTACAGAAAGCTGATGCTAAACAAGTTAAAACTATTGCTAAAGACCTGGCTAAAGCAGAGGCTAAGGAAAAGAAGGACAAAGAAAAGGCTGATAAAGTCGATGAAAAAACTAGACAAAAGGAAGCGGAAAGGATTGCTAAAGAACTGGCTAAAGCCAAAGAAAAGGAGGAAGCAGAAGCTTTAGAAAAGACTGCTAAAGAAAAAGCTAGAGCTGCTAAACAAAAGGAAAAAGAAGATGCTAAATTAGCTCTAGAAATGATAAGAGCTGAAAAAAACATATATAAACAAAACCCAGTAGCTGCTGTAAAAATAGCAATAATAGTTCCATTTCGTGATCAAGAAGACAATAAAAGAACTGAACAACTTAATGAATTTGTTACTTATATGAAAATATATTTACAGGGATATGATTATAAAATCTTTGTAATTGAACAATCTAATGATGAACGTAAATTTAATCGCGGTGAATTACTAAATATTGGATTTAAATTGGCAGATAAAGAAGGATATAATAATTTTGTTTTTCATGATGTAGATTTATTACCATCTAATGATTTAAAGCCATATTATACAAGTGTTCCTAAGATAAATCCAATACATATAGCAGCTGTTTGGGACCGTTATGGTTCAAACTCAAAATATTTTGGTGGTATTGTAGCATTTAATAAAGAAATGTTTGAAAAAATCAATGGATATCCTAATAATTTCTGGGGATGGGGAGGAGAAGATGATGAGTTGTATAACCGAACAAAAAAATATTATACAATTTTTAAACCAAACCAAGGTTCAATTAAAGATTTAGAAAATTTAAAATTAGAAGAAAAATTAGAATACTTAAAAGAAAATGACTTAAAATTTATGCAAAAACGTGAAGCTCTTGCTCAACATGAAGCTACATGGAGAACAAATGGACTTTCTTCTATGAATTATACTTTAGAAAATGAATCAAGTTGTGGAGAAAATTGTGAAAAAATTACTGTGGAATTAGTTAGCGAAACTCTAGTTAGTGATGTAAAACAACAAACATTAATGTCTTTTGAGGAAGCTTATACAGTTGCTAAAAAATATATTAAAAATATTCCTGCTAAAATTCCTGCTCCTGAACCAGTTATTCCAAATAATTATAATTATCCTCCAGAAGCAAATGACCCTATTTGGGATATGTCTGATGAAGCCCTAAAAAATACTCTTAATTATATCCTTGAATATCTAAGTCATTCATGTTACATGTTGTGTGTTGAGAAAAGTAAAGGGATTATATATAAACTTGAACGCAGACAAACAGCTGAAGTATATAAACCAATTATTGCAAAAGCTATTCGTGATGTGACAAATAATGATAAAATTACTGAAAAACAAAAACGCTTTATTATAAATCGTTTAAACACAGATGGTGAACTCCGTTTTATGCAATGTGTTGTCAAAGAATTTAATCCTAAAAAAGAATCATATAGTTCTGAATATCCTGAATTTATTAAAGGTCTTAAACTTCCAGATGGTGTATATATTCTAAATTTAACTGACGCAGTTATTCTTCGTAAAGATGGTAAACATCCATTTCCAATGGTTACAGGTAATCTTCTTGACATAGGCAAATATAAAACAAAAAAATTTATTCCAATTTTCAGTATTTCAGGACAGAAAGGTTACTATGATATTCCTATTCCTAATTACGATGATGTTATGTATGTCTTAGGAAAAAGTAATATTGATGCATCAACATTTGTAACAAATTGGGCTGATAAGAAAACACAAGCTGTATTCCGTGGTGGTCCTACCGGATGTGGATATACTACAGAAACTAATCAACGTCTAAAATTAAAAACAATAAACTCAAATATGCTTGATATTGAAATTAGTGGAACAGGTGCAACAATTGATACAAATTCTATACGTTTTGACCCCAAATATGGTATAGGTATGTTAAATACTGGTATAAAACCTTCATCTTGTTTTCTTACAATGAAAACACAAAGTGAATATAAATATATTATTCACGTAGACGGAAATGTGAACGCATATCGTTTATTAACCACAATGTTAACGGGCAGTTTAATTTTGCGTGTAGAAAGTGAATATACTTCTTGGTTAGACAGTGTTTTACAACCTAATGTCCATTATATTCCTATAAAACCAGATTTATCAGACTTATTGGAACGTATTGAAGAATGCGAAAGAGATAATGAACGTAGTAAAGAAATTGCTAGAACTGCAATGGAATTAGCGAGAAATATTTTACAATATCGCACTTTGAGAGGAATTTTTCAATTTATTTTACAGAATGTTTCTTGTGTTAGTGACAAAATTGAAATAAATTCATCATTACATAATGATGATATAATTCCAGTAAAATCTATTAAATCAGGAAATGAACAAGATAATTGTGATATTGTTGATGTAGAATTAAAGGCAAAAGAAGAAGAAGAAGAAGATTTTAAAGGTGGAGCTAAAACAAAAGGCCAAATAATTGAAGAGCCGCCAAAAGAAAACCCAGCAGAAAATTTTGTTGATAATCACGAAGAAGATGAGGAAATAATATTAGAAGATTACAAAGATGAAGATGCAAATTTGAGAGAAATAGATGAATTGGAAGGTGATGAACTTTTGGAAAGAATGGGTTCAGATGATTACAAAAATGCAATAAAAGCAGCCTTACGTTATTTGAAATTATATTCTCAAGAATTTTTAACCCCTGAAGGATTGAAAACATATAGCCCAAAGTTTTTAGCTATGCTTGAAAATATTGAAGACCCTGAACATCAAGGGTTACACTTAATTTATAGTCAGTTTAGATCAATGGAAGGTATTGGAATATTTTGTTTAACATTAGAAGCAAATGGGTTCGCTAGGTTTAAGATTAAAAAATCCGGTTCTGATTCTTGGTCAATAGATATGAGTGAAGAAGCAATGGGAAAACCGTGTTACGCGCTGTATACTGGAACCGAAGATGCCGAAGAAAGAGAAATAATTCGTAATATTTATAATGGTTCTTGGGACTACATTCCAAACAATATAGCAACTCAATTGAGAGCAAAGAGCAGCAATAATAATTTGGGTGAAATAATTAAAGTGCTTATGATTACTTCTGCTGGTTCTGAAGGTATTAACTTGCGTAACACGCGTTACGTTCATATTATGGAGCCATATTGGCATCCGGTGCGCACAGAACAAGTAATTGGTCGTGCTAGACGTATTTGCTCTCATCAGTCTTTACCAAAAGCATTACAAACAGTTGAAGTTTTCATTTATATAATGACTTTTACGGAAAAACAGTTAGATAGTGAATTTGCTATTGAGTTAAAATTAAAAGATACCTCAAAAAGACCTCCATTTTTTCCACAAACATCTGACCAGAAACTATTTGAAATCTCAACCATTAAGGAACAATTGACATCACAATTATTAATCGGTATAAAAGAGGCATCAATTGATTGCGCTACTCATACCAAGTCTAATACAAAAGAGGGATTGGCTTGTTTATCATTTGGACAACCAAGTGTCAATGATTTTGCATATAATCCTAATATTTCTCAAGATGAAAATGATACGGTTGCTGACATAAATAAGACGGTTATCGATTGGGAGGCCAGACCGTTTACTCATAAACCAACAGGTAAACGATATATGCTTAGAATGGATACAAACCAAGTGTATGATTATGATAGCGTTATTCAGGCAAAACAAACTCCTGGTGTTAGACCAATATTGTT